AGGCATCCTTGAACAAATTAAGACAAATCGTCGTTGTGAAAGGGCTTGTCGAGGATTCATCCAAATCATCCAAACTAAAAAAAGGAGAATTATTAAAATTATTAGGTGTTTCTGAATAAAATATATATATGTATACTATATAAAATTAAAAAATGTCTTCTTGGACTTGTTATAGCGGTTCGAACAATATTCACTTTAATTATCCTCCTATTGTATCCGACGGGCGACTATTTACAACCTACCAGCCCGAAAGCGTGATAAACCAACGCATCCAAAAGCAAGAAAATATTCATACCAACTGGTCTTACCGTCAATACATGCAGCATAATGGGTTGGAAATTATGAAATACAATTCGCTAGAATCTTGTTATGAGTTGGGACTTGACCCAAGCACAAAAACAAATAATACGCCATCCCCTAACGTTCCATTATTGTATAATACCTCGTTTGATACAAATAAGCCCGGTTACGGTTACTGTAATAGTGATTTAAAAACTCCTTATCTTAGTCGAGAACAATTGAATGCGAGGATGATTTCCCCAAGTATTAGTATGAATTAAATTGGTAAAGAGAGTATCCAATTGTTTATTATTTTTAAAATACTTAATAGTTTCTCTCTTCTTTTCTTAATACAAAACCACTTTAAAAACAAATAAACTAAGCACTAACGCAAAAATAAACGCTATGGCCCCGCTATTTCCGGAACCGAACTCCTTATAAAATGGTTTTAACAATTTGCCAAAAAGTTCCGTCCTATCAATAACCACATCTAATATATATCCCCATATGTAAGCAATAAGAAAGAATATAAGTATTTCAAACATATTAGTGGGCAAGTACTTTTTAGAAAACATGAAAAAAAGTAACATTAATATTATGGTGGCGACAGAAATAATAATGCCAGAATAAATGGCAAGTTTAGTAATAGATTCACTATCATAATACGGTTTAAGAGAAGAAAATAGTTTAGTTCTTCTACTTAAATCATTTAGGACAACATCACAAATAAATCCGACCACAAAAGCCACCAAAATAAAAATCTGTAACTTCATATTTGATAATATAATAATGTATATATATAATATAATATTTTCTTAAAATTCTTTAAATTTCATTATTTTTCCAACATGAAAATTCTTAGTATTGATGTGGGAATTAAAAACCTCGCGTTCTGCCTGTTTGAATTAACCGCACCAAATAAATTAAGTATTTTAAAATGGGATGTAATTAGTTTAGCAACGGATGCTCCATCGTTTCAATGTGGGGTCTTGGACAAATCCAAATGCTGTGGTAAGCCGGCGAAATTTACGAAAAATAATGTGTTTTTCTGCTTAAAACACGCAAAAAAACAAAAAGATTATTTAATGCCTACAGCAGAAATGAAGCCCGCATTTATAAAGAAACAAAAAGTTGCCCACTTGACGGAAATCGCAGACAAATACCAAGTACCGTACCCTCCATCCATTAACAAGGCGGGGTTAGTTGATTACATTAATCAACACTTCGGTTCAATCGCACTAGATACCAATTGTAATCAAAATGTGAACGCTTCTACCATTGACTTGGTGACGGTTGGGACTCATATAAAAAATAAATTTAATAACTTATTTACAAACGAGGGAGTAATCGACTATGTCATTATTGAAAATCAAATTAGCCCCATTGCGAATCGGATGAAAACAATCCAAGGCATGATTGCTCAGTATTGTATTATGCGTGAACCGGGAGCAAAGTCAATACAGTTTGTTTCTGCCTCGAATAAACTGAAGAATGTAGATGGCCAAAAAGCCACTTATGCGGAACGAAAAAAGTTGGGAGTTGAAAAGTGTTTAGAAATTATTTCCTCCAATGAAAATTGTCATTCTCAAGTAGAATTCTTTAAATCGCATAAAAAAAAGGATGACTTGGCAGATTCATTTTTACAAGGAATTTGGTTTATAGAAAGTAATAAAGACAAGTTTTTATTTTAAGCAAATTGTTTGTATTTTTGTTTAATATATATATATATTATGATTCGTAATACTTAAAATTAAATGTTCTAGTTAATGAATAAAATAATACATTATGAATAGTTCTGATATCATAGAAATCTCGGAATTAGATTTAAATGACAATTTTGGGTCGTCATTCAGTCAAAACCAAAAATCAACTAATTTTGGCGGTGGTATTGAATTATTAATGAACGATAAAATTAGGGATGCTGGCAAACCAAGTGCAGATATTGACCTGGAGGACTTGAATAATTTAGAAAACGAATTAAATAATCTGGCGGATTCTTCTTCTACCGCCTCTATGTTTAATAATATTAACAAGGCGGATTCCAATTCACATGACGATAAACCTAGCGTACGGTTTTCTGATACCAGCTCCGCTTCGGCTTCTTCCTCCAAGGAGTCCTCTTCGAAGACTTGGGATGGTTACGCACAGTTTAATAATATTCCTATAAACCCAGACAAACATGTTCCGTTACAGCCTCAAATGTCCAAGGAAGAATTATTGAGAGAGAAATTTAGATATTTAAGAAAACTAGAAGCCCTAGAGAAGAAAGGGGTTGAATTATCCAAGAAATATACAATGGATTCCCCCTTAAATGAAATGCAAGGAGAATATGAAACCATTTTGGAGGAAAAAACAAGACAAAACTCGGTGAAGTTTCAGGGCAACATGTTGATGGCAGTTATTAACGGAATTGAATTTTTAAATAATCGGTTTGACCCATTCGATATTAAGCTCGATGGATGGAGTGAACAAATTAACGAGAATATAACGGAATACGACGAAATCTTCGGGGAGCTTTATGAAAAGTACAAATCAAAAGCAACCATGGCACCTGAATTAAAATTATTGTTCCAACTTGGTGGTAGTGCCATGATGGTGCACATGACAAATACTATGTTTAAGAGCTCGGTTCCCGGAATGGACGATATTTTTAGACAAAATCCGGATTTGATGAGGTCATTTCAGAACGCAGCCGTTAACTCTATGGCGGGAACGAACCCTGGATTTTCTGGATTCATGAGTGGAATGATGAACCCGGAACCACAAGTTAGCCGTGGGTCAGGACCCCCCGCACCACTTGCTACCCAGGGTCCAAATTCAATGCCTCCTTCCGCAAATCGGGCTGGAAACAATAACTACGGAAGACCCGAGACTAGTATGCGTCAAAGTTCGTTCTCCAATAATGACGGAATAGATATTAGAGAGAACTATGGTTCCACGAGCGAAGCAAGAAAACGACCTGAAATGAAAGGTCCTGGTGATATTTCGGATATTCTCTCTGGTTTGAAAACAAAAACCATAAATATTCAAGAGTCTCAACAACCACAGTCACGCCCCACCAATAATAACGACAGCAGTACTATTAGTATAAGTGATTTAAAAGACCTTCAGGCAGACGGTAATTTTCCAAAGAGAAGCAAGAGACGTCAAAAATCGGCCAGCAATACTATTAGTTTAGACATTTAATAAAATCGTGTGTGTTCCTTGTCAATTAATTTAATAATTTTAACCTTATAATATATATACTATATAGTTAAAAATGAAAACCAAAAAACATTATAAAAGACATTATAAACAAACTAAGAAGAATAAAATAAAAAAACAAAACGTTACACGTAAATACAGGAATCGAGGGGGTGCTCGTACTACACAGGCTCAACGCGACGCACGAACCGCGAAAACAGAAGCAGAGGTCGTAAAAAAATATGGGGCGGAATCATTAAAAGTCAAACGCACAAAACCTTTGACAAAAAAACAACGCGATTTAGAGGAGAAGAACGCTAAGGCGAAAGAAACTGCGGCAAAAGTAGCGGTTACGTTTGCGATTGACGACGAATTTATTCCAGTGGTTGAAGAAGAAGCAATCAAAGAAGCAAACAAATATGCCCCTGAGGTAAGTCCCGAGAAAATAGTAAAAAAGGTTTTGGATTTTACCAGTATTATAGCGGAATCTGCCAAAAAAGCAGCAAACAGCACACTCGCAATTAAGAATAAATTTAAAGCCAAACCAAAACAAAAACAACCCCCACAACAAGAACAACCACCACAACAAGATATAAAGGTTTATGATTTTATTTCTGGAGATGATATAAGCCCAAGTGATTTTTTTGAAGAGCATAAAGATAACAACCCTTTCATATTAGTAAGTATGATTGAAAATAATCAAAAAAAATTATATTCTGGTAACGCAATAGGTTGGGACAAAGGAAACAACGAATCTGTTGAATGCAAAGATGATACTCCAGTTGGTTGGCAGGGAAACCGTTATGAGAAACACTATATTAAACCTGGAGGAAGAAG